GAAGAGACCAGAGCAGAAACTTATCAAGGATTCCTAACAGGCAAGTATAATTTCAGGGAAGACATTGCTACGTTACGCAGGTATAAAGGTAATAGATACGATAAAGATGGTAACAGGATTACAAATCAGCCAAAATGGTTACCTGAATGCCGAGAGTATCTACAAAAGTCCTGGAAATGTAAGTTGGTTCATGGAGAAGAGGCAGATGATGCCTTGGGCATTGCTCAAATAAAGAACCATAAGAACTGTATAGATAGCGTTATAAGTAGCATTGACAAAGATCTTTGGATTATTGAAGGCTTACATCATAATATGAACTCAGGTTTAATTGAATATTCTGATTATTTTGGGTTTATTAATAGTTATAAATCTAAACTTTTGGGTACAGGTCAAAAGTTCTTTTATGCACAGTTACTTATGGGCGACACAGCAGACTGGATACCAGGCTTACCAAAAGTAACGGAAGGTATGGTAGAAAATTATGGTGTACGCAGGGGTGGGTGCGGTGCTGTTGCTGCTTTCAAAACTCTTGAGAGCGCAGATACAGAAGAAGAATGTTTAAAAAGAGTTTGGGAATGTTATAAAGAATACTGGTGTAATAATGACTATAATCATTGGAGAACTGGTGAGCTTTATAAAGCAGGAGAAGAGACAGCATTGAAACAATTAACAGAACAGGGTAGGCTACTCTGGATGAGAACAAAAGAAGGAGAAATGTGGCAACCAAAACTGGAGATGTTAAAATAAAAAGTACTGATATAGCACAAGTACGAGACGAGCTTTTGGAAAAGCAGAACTGGATATGTCCTGTATGTAATCAGAGTCTAAGGTATACTCTTACAAGAAATATCGTAGTAGATCATGATCATAATACAGGATATATCAGGGCAGTTATGCATAGGGGTTGTAATAAAGCAGAGGGTTCTATTTTTAAAACAGCACAGAAATGGGGCAAGGCTGCTAATTTACAAGAAGTTATTAAAGTACTTGAAAGTCTTATTGCTTTTTGGAAATTACATAATAAGCCACAAACAAACTTGATTTATTACAACCATAAAACTCCTAAAGAAAAACAAGAAGCAGCAAAGAAAAAAGCAGCTAAGAAGCGGGCAGCTAAGAAAACAACAATTAAAAAATTTAAAAAGGGGATTAAATGATTGATAAAGCTTTAAAAGAGCGTATTTATACTTGGAATCGGGATAGGGGTTTAACTAAATTCAATGGAAGAATGTAACGAGTTTTATATGGCCTGTGATCCTGCTCATATTGTTCAGGAATATTGTGATTTTCTATTTGTATCTTATGGTACAGAATTTAAAATAGGCTGCATTACTTATGATAGTATGCCTAAGTTTGAGGTCTGGTATTCCCAATGTGAAGATTTGTTTGAATTTATTTCTGTTATAAAGAATAAAATGTACAGAAGAGTAGAGGGTGTAATTGAAAATTATATTGGTTACTCAGGGTATGATTTTGAAAGAGATCTAACTATTCCTGATAAAATTATTAATAAAGCTCTTTTGTATGTAACAGAAGCCAATGAAGCAAAGTCAGCAGAAAAAGATCATTCTGGTAAAATAGTTAAGGGTGATAAGTATATCAGCCCTTATGACCGGATAAAAGATACGCTGGATTTTTATGAATCAAAATATGTAAGCGATTTTAAAGAGGAGTAATATGCAAATAAAGAAACTTGATGAAGCCGGTTATCGGTCTGCCCTTCTCGGACTATCCTTTTCTTATGTAGTAGAATGTGATGTTGAAGACTGTATATATGATTTTGCCAGAATAAAGAAAAGGTCTGAAATGCTTTGCAAGAAAGATTCAGGACATAATAAATTTCTTGAACAGATTCAAACCTGGTATATTATTAGGGCGCCTTTGTACTGGTGGAAACAGTTTGATACTTATAGGGTTGGTGTAAGCAAGTCAAGTAAGAGCACAATGCATACGATTATAAAAAAAGAATTTGAACGATCTGATTTTAGTCTTGATGTTTCTTCTGCTACTATTAAGTATTTAGAAAGTCTTAGGCGAAATAAATTTTTTGATCTGCTTAATGCAGAATTGCCTAATGGGTATTTACAAACTCGACTTGTTAATATTAATTACAAGACACTGAGAAACATAATTAAGCAGAGAAAAAATCATAAATTAACAGAGTGGGAACAATTTATAGATATTATTTTATTAACTGTAAACAGACCAGAACTTTTAGAATAATTTGAATTGTTACAATAAAGGATAGAGAAGCATTAATTTAACTTAATTTAAGGGAGAACAAAAATGGAAGACATGAACATGAACGAAACTGTAGAAGAGGGAACAGAAGCACCAGAATCAGTAGATTATACTGGTATCGCTGTGGATGTATTTAACATTGCCTGTGTTGCAAGAGAAGTAGCAAATCAAATTCAGGAACTTGATAATGGCACTGTCAAAGGCAAGGCAGAATTCAGGAAAGCTACTGTAGAAGCAAGACGCGCTCTTAAACCCCTGCTTAGTGATATCAAGAAAGCAAGGAGAGATATCCTTGTCTGGAAAGCATATAAAGTTGACGAAATCCCTGGTGCAAGAAAGTCTAAGACCAAAGAGCAGCTTATGGAAGAGGCACAGAAACTTATGGACAGAGCACAGTCTATGAATTAAAAGGAGACTGTATGACATTCAAATTCAGAACGGATTTTGGTCATACAGTCTTCAATTCTAAATACAGAAACACTGCAAATAATTGTGATACCTGGCCTGACCTGGCAGAAACTTTGGTTAGGTCAGTGTGTTCAAGGTATTTAGAACCCTGGGAGCAAAAGTATTTAGTTAAGTATATCACTGAAATGAAATTTATACCTGCCGGTAGGTACTTGTATTATGCTGGCAGACCTGTAAAATTCTTCAATAATTGCTTTGCTATGATACCAGAGGACTCCAGGGAAGGCTGGGCAGAACTTGGTTATAATCATTTTATGGGACTTATGTGCGGCGGGGGTATAGGTACTTACTATGGCAAAATAAGACCGAGTGGTTCAAAGATAAATAAGACAGGCGGAGAGGCATCAGGGCCTTTAAGTCTTATGTATTCTATGAATGAAATAGGCAGGAATGTTAGGCAGGGTGGTGCAAGACGTTCAGCTTTGTATGCATCTCTTAACTATGATCATGCTAATGTAATGGAATTTATTCATGCAAAAGATTGGACAGAAGAGCAAATAGCAAGCAAGGCTAAGGATTTTAATTCAGCGGCACCGCTTGATATGACTAATATATCAGTAGGCTATGATACAATAGATTCTTTATATCATTGGAGTTTTGAAGAAACAGTCAGAAGTATGCTTAAGACTGGTGAGCCTGGGCTTAGTTTCAATATAAATAAGCCTGATGAAGTGGGACGGAATGCCTGTTCAGAGTTTATTACTGATAGAGATAGTGATCTGTGTAACTTGGGTAGTCTGAATCTTGCTAATATAAACTCACAAGAGGAACTTGAATCTGTTACAAAACTTGCAAGTAAATTTCTTGTATGCGGTTCCCTGGAAGCAGATCTGCCTTATGATAAATGTTATAAAGTACGTAATGATGTACGTAAAATAGGCTTAGGTCTAATGGGTGTACATGAATGGCTACTCCAAAGAAAAAGTCCTTATACAGTAACAGGAGGGTTACATGACTGGCTTAAAACATATAAAGAAGCAAGCAAAGAATCTGCTGATTCTCTCACTAACAGGCTTGGGGTTTCTGGCTGTGTTCGTTATCGGAGCATTGCTCCTGCCGGTACTATTAGTATTATTGCTGGCACTTCTTCTGGTATCGAGCCTATCTTTTCTGTGGGTACAAAGCGTAGATATTTATCAGGAGATACGTGGAAATATCAGTACATTGTAGATCCGTTAGCTAAACAGCTTATACAAGAAGGCATTGATCCTGATAGTATAGAAACTGCTGCTGATCTTGCTAAAGATCCTGAAAGGCGTATTAAGTTTCAAGCTGATATACAACAGTATGTTGATATGGGTATCAGTAGTACAATTAATTTACCTGCATACGGAACTGAGTTTAATAATAAAGACTTAGTTTATACTTATGTTAATTTATTCAGAAAGTATGCTCCTAAGTTAAGAGGCATAACCTGCTATCCGGACGGTTCTCGGGGAGGCCAGCCTTTGACTACTGTTTCTTATGTTGAAGCCTTGGCAAATGAAGGACAAGAATTTGAAGAGAAATATAATTTCTTGACAGAAGCATCCTGCCCTTCTGGAGCCTGCGGTATTTAGTCTCAGGAAAGCAGAACATAGTTAAATTTTGACGTTCAGAATTTTCTGGTATGTTTATATCAGGATTTTCTGAACGCCCTTAAATCAAACAAACGGGGGTTTAAATTGAAAATAAAGCAGATATACCCAAATGCCGGGGCCCTGGATTATCAGGAAGGCGGGGATCACTATACGAACTTCAAGATTCAGCCAGCAGAATATACGATTTTAAACGGTTTAGGATTTGCTGAAGGCAATGTTATCAAATATATTTCCAGGCATAATTCTAAAGGCGGGATTGAGGATCTGAGAAAAGCCAGACAGTATCTGGAAATGATAGCTGAAATTGTTTATGAAGACGTACTCTGATTAAACTTATACGACAATAAACGGCTTTTAGCCGAAGGCTGTTGTCAAATTTATACGACAATAAATTGTCAAATTTATACAATTGTATAATCCGATTGAAAATCATATAATTCTAAAAATTCCAAATTTCAAAACCCTTGCCAGGCCTTGCTTTCTGAATCGTTACACTACAGGGGAGAGACAATATATATAAACAGTATTATTAGAATATAAATATATTAATATATATATAAACAGTATTATTAATATTATTAGAATATAAATATATTAATATATATATATATAAACAGTATTATTAGAATATAAATATATTAATATATATATAAACAGTATTATTAATATTATTAGAATATAAAAATATATATATATAAACAGTATTATTAGAATATAAATATACTAATATATAATTAAACAATATTATTAACAGACCAGCTAACAGTCTGACAGGGAATTGGAAAATGGATACAGAAGAAGAAATTTATGATCTAATAAAACAAGCAGTAATTTCAGATATAAAAGAATCAAGAGAATCTGGATATGATTTAAATTCAGATCAAGAAGAGCTCAGATTAATTTATAATATAACAGAGGAGGAATTGGAAATTGAATAAAAATAAACGTACAGTATGTCCCCCTGTTTCTAAAGAATTAATTAAGCATTTAACAGAATCATTTCCTGATAATTATAATATATCAGATGAATTATTTCAACAGAAGTTAGTATTTCAGGCTGGAATAAATACTGTCATTAAATACCTGGAAGTAAGAAATAAACAACAGGAAGGATTAGGTGATGTTAAATAAAACAGATAATACAGACAGAATATTTAAACAGTTACCAGATAATACAGTAATATACTCCTGGAACAGACCTTATCCTATATGTTATATAGCCTGTGAAATTCATAATGATGTTTGTTTAATGCATTTTTATATACCTAAAGAATATAAAGCTAAATCTAATATAGACCTGGCTAAGAATGAATTATTTCCTGCTGTATGTAAAGCTTTAAAAGAACAGGGTATAGAATTTTTAACAACTAACTGTAACGTACAGGATACTAAAACTTCTAAGTTATTTAGAGACGTAGGCTTTATGACTCAGAATTTAACAGTAGGTATATACAAATTGGAGGAATAATGGCAACAGTTGCAGGATACTTAGGTGTATCTGTAGGTGCTATGTTTTTTGGTGCTGCTACTGTAGCAATGGGTGCTTATTCTGCTTATGAGGCATCTTTACAGGAAGCTCCTGAGTTAAAAAAAGTAGATCCTATTGTAGACAAGACTTCACAACAGGAAGCAGAAGAAGTAGAAGCCCCTGAACTTCTATCAGAAGAAGAAAAAAGACGTAAAAGTTTAGGTATAGCTCAGTTTACAATAGAACGAGATAAGCAAACAGAGCAACCGCAGCAAACAACTACTGGCGTACAAACACTAACAGATGTACCTGGAGTACAGATATGAGTGATATAAGATCAGAAAAAGGATATATAAAACAACGATATGAACAGTTATGTGAAACCAGACAGCCGTATATAGATAGAGCAGAGAAGTATGCAAGAGTAACTCTTAGGTATATAATGCCAGAAGAAGGAGATAATTCAAGTACAGAATTTCAGAGAGACTTTAGTTCTGTGGGTGCTGATAATGTAAATACTCTGGCTAATAAATATATGCTTACCCTGTTTCCGCCTAACAAATGTTTCTTTAGATTACAGCCGGCAGTAACAATGGAAACTGCTCAGCATTTGGGTATATCTAAAGCAGAAATGCAGACAATACTTACACAGGCTGAAAGAGAAGCAAGATATAAATTCGAACAGAAACACGGCAGACCGGCATTGATTGATTTGTTAAAGCATTTGATTATAACAGGTAATGCTTTGTTATATTATCCTGATGATAATAATATTCAGATGTATGCTTTAGATCAATATGCTATAAATCGTAGTTTAGATAATCAGGTAACTGAAGTAATTACAGAAGACAAAAAATCATTAGCAAGCCTGAATACAGAACTTAGAAAAAAAGTAATGTTGGCTTTGGAAATACCTGATGATACAGATTTACACAGACATACAGTAAGACTGTTTACTTATGTAAGACTTGATCCTGATAATGATAAATATCTTATTGTAGAACAGGCTGTAGAAGCAGAGCCTATTAATGAGCCTTTTAAAATTCAAAGAACTAAGAATAGATGGATACCGCAGGTCTGGCAGATAACACGTAGAGAAACCTACGGAAGGGGCCTGGTAGAGGATCATTATGGTAGCCTATGGGCAATCTCTTGTTTATCAGAGGCTATCGTAACTGGTGCTGCTGTACTATCAGATATTAAATACCTGGTTAGGCCGAGTTCTGTTCTTGACGTAGTTGAATTAAATAAGGCTGCTTCTGGTACTTATCATATAGGTGAAGAAGGAGACGTAACAGAGGTAAGTTCTGGTAAGACAAGAGACCTTCAGTTTATACAAGCTTTAATTGAGAAGTATGAAAGGCAGATAGGCAAATCATTCTTATCACTGTCAAGTCAGATGAGAAATGCAGAGAGGGTTGAAAAGTGGCTCTCTATAAACTACTTTAAAACGGTGAACATCACGATAAGAATTCAATTCTACGTGACAATACCGTGCTAACAATTTAACTTTTTATTACAGGACATAACATGACCTATCAAAAAGTAGACCTTATGGTCCCAACCGTTCATGATTATACAATTGACACTGAGGGTGTTGTAATTAATACAACCCTTGGAAAAACCTTAAAAGGAACTAAGATAACTAAGTCTAATAGATACGTAAAGATTATATTAGACAAACGTTATTTATTGCATAGATTAGTTGCTGAACACTTTATACCTAATCCTGATAATTTACCCCAGGTTAATCACATAGATGGTGATAGGTATAATAACGCAGCCAGGAACCTTGAATGGGTTAGTGCATCAAACAATGTACTACACGCTTACAAAACAGGTTTAAAGACGAACGCAGGAGAGATGAATCCCATAAGTATATTAACAGAAGATGTTGTGGTTGATATATGGCGTTTATCCAAAGAAGGACATAAACCAGCCGCTATTATACGTTTGTTGAAATTAAATGTATGCAGAGGTACTGTAAGCCAAGTAACGAACGGTAAGAACTGGACACATATAACAAATAAATTGTGAGTGTAACGACTATCGGAAACGAGTAGGGGCAAGTGTCCCGAAACAAGTAGGTGCTTAACAGCGCAAGATATAGTCTACTCTACATGGTGACATGTAGCAGTTCATAAGAGAACGGGTAAGGATTAACGACCTTTATCGAATACAATGCACGGCAGAAGAGAACAGATTAAGGGCACAAGAATTAGAACAGGCTCATGCAGGTGTATTTAGTACATTAAGTCTGGAATTACAGAAGCCTTTAGCTACACTATTGCTTGATGAATTTGATATTACTCTAAAAGATTCTGGAATAGAATTGATTATTGTATCAGGGCTTGATGCTATGGGAAGGGTATCAGACAATGAGAAAATTTTACAGTTATTTCAGGATTTGACTGTATTAAATAACATTCCAGAAGTATTACTTCCGATATTTAAATTTGTTGAAACTGTAAAATATCTGGCTAATGGTAGAGATGTCAGCGTAGATGATATAATTAAATCAGAAGAACAAATGCAACAGGAACAACAGGCACAGCAGCAAGCAATGCAGGAGCAACAGGCAACAGATTCTTTAATGAAAAAGGCAGAACCTGATCAAATAGCAGAAGCTATGGAAAGCCGTTAACTGGAGGGGATATGGGAGAACCGGAAAAACAAGAAAATCAGGACGTAAATCCTGAACAGGCAAGTATAAAAGATCAGGAAGTTACTGAAGATAATTTACCTGATATAAAATTTAATTCTGATGGATCAGAAAAAACTTCTGATGAAATGGATGCAGATGTAGAACAAAAGCTTAAAGATGCAGGCTTTTCGCTGGAGGATATATCTAAGCAGATCAAGGAATCAGGAGAAATAACAACTGAGTTGATTGACCAGATAAAAGAAAAGGTTGATCCTCAGTATATAGATGCTCATCTTGCACGGTTAAAAGCAGAAGCTGAACTTGCTAAGAAAACACAGCAAGAACAGAGGCGAGAACAGGAAGCTAAAACAAAAGAAATGAATGATTATATCTACAGCAAGGTAGATGGACAATCTAATTTCAATAGTTTAGCTGGTGTTCTTAAAAACAATTTAAGTGAATCTGAATTGTCTACTATTAATAAACTTCTTGCATCTGGAGACAAGGGGCAAATTGATATAGCTATGCAAACTGCTATTAACAAATACAACACGATTAAAGGAAAAGGTGATTTAATGCAAGGTGATGCTGGAACAGAGAGACAAGAAAAATTCGAACCTTTGAGCAAGGAACAGTTTCGCAAGATTATACAGACTGAAAAATATCAGACTGATCCTGCGTATCAAAGACAGATAGACAAACAGAGACTTGAAACCCGTAAAAGGGATGAACAGACATTTATGCCTGGACAGTACTTTGCTCAGAGACATGGACAAAGATACGCAATTTAAAATAAGGAAATAAAATGGCATTACAAGATATTAGTACTTATATAAATTATCCATTACAGGAAAACTTGGACGCAGACAGCACAAGTGATAACTTTGTAATGGCGATTGAGAAGTTTGATGCAACTGTACATACTACTGTACAAAAAGAATCAATTCTGTCTGGTATGTTTCAGTGGAAACCGCTGATTGGTACAGACACAATGTCTAATGCAGCAATGGGTGATCCTATTCTTCAGGCAGTTACGCCTGGTGTAGAGCCTGCTGGCAAGCCTATTGAAACAGGTAAGATGATTGTACAGGTAAAGACACCGATTATTGCAAGGGTAACAGAACCCATGCTGGCTGCTGTACAGGATCATCTGGACATTAAGAGCAGAACTCCTGCTAACTTTGGTAAAAAAATTGGTAAGCATGAAGACGAAGTACTGTTTGTACAGACTGTAAAAAGTATCCTGTATGAACATGAAACTATCGTACCTATTCATCCGTCTGATAGTGGTACTGCTGTATCAAATAAGGGTACAGGTGGTATTCTTATTCGGGGTACTACTGTTACTCTTAACTCTCCTGGTGATGAAACAGATGCCGATGAAATGGATACCGCAGTAACAAGCCTGCATCAGCAGCTTGCAGAAGCAGATCTTGATCCTATGTCAGATGGTTATCTGTATATGGCACCTGAGCAGTACTTTACTCTGCTTAAATCTGATAAGCTTATCAATGTAGATTATTCATCTGGTAACGGTAACTATGCCGGTGCTATGGTATCAAGAGTTTCTGGACTGCCTATTAAAATGACCAATAGAATGTCTCAGACTCAGAATGATTCAAGCTCAGGCGGTGATACCACAAACGGTGATACTATTTATGAACTGTATGGTTCTGCTTATGCTACTTCAGCAACAGAAGCAAAGATTGTAGCACAGTATATTTCAAGCCAGACTATTATGGTAGCTGCAAGTATTCCTCTTACTACTAAAGTATATTGGGATGATAGGCTGCTTTGTTGGTTTATTGATTCATACGAAGCCTTTGGCGCTGCTCCTGACAGAACAGACCTTTGTGGTGGAATCTTTAAAGCTTAATTAAACAATGCCTGTGTATTATACAATTGTATAATATGCAGGCTTATAAAGGGATCTTATGGCACAAACAGAACTTAATGCAGTAAACAGGTTGCTTGCTGCTATAGGTGACAGTCCGCAAAACTCTCTGGATTTGGGTAATCCTGATGTATCAATAGCAGTAGATTTATTGGATAGTATAAGCGTTGATGTGCAGTCAGAAGGCTGGTGGTTTAATACAGAAGTTTATGATATGTCTTTGGATACAGACGGCAAACAGGTATTACCTGCTAATACTATATTTGTTGATACTTATAATTCTGATTGGATAAGAAGAGGATCATATCTATATGACAAGAAGAATCATACTTATGATTTAACAACTGCATTATTAAAAGTACATATTGTTCCTACATATAAAGTAATAGTTAAATTGGATTATGATGAATTACCTACTATAGTGTATAATTTTATCATAAATTTAGCTAAGGTACAGTACTTACTGGAAATGGAAGGTGAAGCAGAAAAGTCTAAGGCCGCTGAATTTATGGCACAAAGACAGTATGTACAGATAAAACGTATGCATACAAAATTCTCTGATGTATCAGCTTTTAATTCTTATACAGCAAGAAAGCTTCTATATAATATACAGAGTTGGAGGTATTAATATGGGAGCGTACAATGGTACTATACAGAATTTTATACAAGGAGTTAGTCAACAGTCACAGAAACAGAGGATAGAGGGTCAGTTAGAACTACAAGAAAATTGTGTTAGCAGCATTCTAAAAGGGCTTACAAGACGTAATGGATGCCGATACTTGAGTGAAACAGGGATACACGGCTCTGGTACATTTTACTATACATATAACAGAGGTGATGGAAAAGAGAAATATTTATTTATCTTATTTGGTGGGATACTTTTTGTATATAATTTAGAAACAGGTGAACAAGTCTCGGTAGATAATGCCGACTATTTGTTTTCTTACTTTTCTGATATTGGGTCTATTCCAAAATTCTTTACAGTGGGTGATACAACTTTTGTAGTTAACACTAAAAAAACTGTTAGTATGTCTGACGCAAAAAGTACTTCTTTATCTGGTACTTATTTGTTGTACTTGAAAAAAGCAAGTTATGGAATTACTTATGAAGTATTTGCTTATGATCCGGTTGCCGAAGAGGATATACAGATAGCTACATTTACTACAGATTCTACAGTAACTATAGCAAGTGAAAGACAAGATAAGACTTTATATGAAGAGACTTCAGAAGTGTTAGAGGAGTTAGCTTCACAAATAGAAGACTGGTTTGATACTGCTTATGAGAATTTAGTTACAGTAGAAACAGAAAAAGGGGTAATTAAAGTAACATCTGATTCTGATCTCAGAGTTAATGTATCAGATACAAATGGAAATCAAGAATTGTTCTGTGTACATGATGAAATAAAAAGTTATGATGACTTACCGCCAGTGGCTCCTGATGATTTTAAAGTAAAAGTATTAGGTAATGATACATCTGATTGGAATGATTATTATGTAAAATTTGTTGCTGATTCTTCTGATTCTGTTGTTAGTACAGGTAATTGGAAAGAGACTTTAGCAGATGATATATATTATAACTTCTTACTTGCCAGTATGCCCTGTAAAATAAAAAGATTAACTGATGGTACATTTGAAATCAGTGATTGTTCTTGGGTTCCAAGGGATGCAGGCGATGATATAAGTAACCCATCACCATCATTTATTGGTAAAGCAATAACAGATATTAAATTTTATCAAGATCGTCTTGTATTAAGTACAAATAATTCTGTTTGTGCTTCTGTTACAGGTGATTATTTTAATTTCTTTAGTGATTCTGTAATAAGCTCTTCTAATGCTGATCCAATTGATGTAAGTTCTTCTGATAATAAAGTAACTGATATACAGCACATGATTACATTTAATGGATCATTGGTTATATTCAGTAAGCAAGGTCAGTACTTTCATCCGTATGATCAACCGTTTGATTCAGATCATTTTGCATTGGTTCCTAAAAGTCATTTCAGTACAGAGATATCTGCAAGGCCACAAGCATCTGCAATTAATGTATTTGTTCCTTTTAATTTAAGTAATTATGTAGGCATAAGAGTACTTGATGTAAATAATTTAACTGGTAATATAAAAGGTACTAAAGTAACCCATCACGTAGAGGAATATATCCCAGGTAGTTGTTTACAAATAGAAACATCAGAAGACCATGCTTATTTATTTATTAGGTGTTCTGGTAAGCCTAATAGTTTATTTGTATATCAGTGGTATTATCAAGGAGATGAAATAAAACAGCAAGCTTGGCATGAATGGACATTTTCTGAAGTAGATTCTATTGATCATATATCTATTATAGATGATATATTATATATGCATACTACTACTTCTGATGTTGGTACAATGTATTCATTGGATTTTCAATTTGATTATATTAAATATACAGATAAAACCTTTTATCTTGATTATTATGATTTGATAAAAGGTACAGAATATCCATCTAAAATTGAATATACATTACCGGATATTCCTGTATTAGATTATGATTATAAAATTATGTTATCTGGAGCTTTTGAAGAGGAAGGAAAGATATTAGAGTCTTCTGATTATGATATTTTAGGGAATACATTATCTGTATACACGACAGCGGCTACTCCAAAACCTGACGTTGATCTTTATATTTATATAGGTACTTTCTTTAGTTCAAAGATCCAATTAACAAATCCTGTAATAAAAGATTACAAAGGGCAGCCTATAAACAGAGGTACTCTAAGATATAAAGATTTTAGATTCCAATTAGAGGATACAGGATACATTGATGTTACTGTAATTAAATTTGATACTTATTATAACTTCTTATTTGATGCCGAGGATGTGTTAAACAACGTATTTGATGCTAAACTTATAAACAGTTATACACTTGATTCTTACAATACATTAAATTACATTTATCATTTACCAGTACGAGCAAGGGCAGATAGTACAACAATTCAAATAGAATCTGGAAAACATTTACCATTTAATCTTGTAGCTGCTGAATGGTCTGGTAATTACAGAGAAAAAGGTAGGAGAATATGATAGGAGTAGCAGGTATAAGCCTTGGTCTTAATCTTGCCTCATCAGTACTTGGTACAAGACAACAGAAAGCCGAATACGAAGCCGCAGTAAAGCAAGCCGAACAACAGCATGAAATGAATATAGCTGCTACAAGGCTTGCTTTAGATACATTAGGTATGCGTGTAAGTAGACAGGCTTCTGAAATAGAAAGAGATAGAATAAGATCAGAAATAAGCGTACAGAAACAAGCATATACAGCAAAAGGAGAACAGGCTGTAAAGTCTGCTCAGTTAGGCATTACAGGCCGAAGGGCAGAGTTATATGACGTACAAGATATTGAACGAAAACAAGCTGATATTGAATCAGATATTGCTACACAAGCGGAAACAGAAAGATATAATTTAAAATCACAGCATCTTGATACAGCAAGAAAAGCAATTGTCAATTTAAATAATGCTGTACCTGATGTAAATCAGCCAATGTCTGCATTAACAGCAGGATTACAGTCAGTTGCTGCTGGTGCATCTGCTTATGCAAGTCTTGATAAAGTAGACAGGGCACAGTTTAATAAAAACATAAGAGATTTTTTTAATTAAAGGAGTATTATGGATCTGACAAAAACAGCTTTAGGAAGCCCGTTTGCTGGCTTTCAGAAAGCTAAAACAGTAAATCCTAATAGAACAGCACAGGTACTCCAGCAAGCTACTACTTTGGGGGCAGGGTTAGCAAAAGAATACAGGAAAACTCAAAGAAACACAGAAGAAAGAAAAGCAAAAAGAGATATACTTAATAATAGTATTAATCCAGATTTGCAAGAAAGCTCTGCTATATATGCAGGCAAGATTCTTGAGTACGAACAAACAGAAAAGTTTAATCAATACAAGCAAGGTATCAAAGAAGGCAAGTATGATACTGTAAAACCTGAAGACTTTCAAAAAGAGCTTGATTCTGAGTATGAATCTTTCTATAAACAAACAGAGGATAGTGATTACTCTGACTTACTGCAAGAAGTACATTCTAATTTTTGGTTAAAGAATGAAGAGTCTTTGGTTGCTTCTCAACGTGGTGTTGCAACTAAGCGTACACAAATGGATCAGCAGAACTTATTTATCAAAGATGCTTCTGCTAAATTTCAGAGTGTTGATAATGTAGAGAATACTAAAAAGACTGTTGATTATTTGATGCAGAAAGGTGCAGGTGATCTTGTATCAGAAGAATTTAAGAAAAAATCTTTAATGACAACTGCTGTAGCAGAGGCTATGAAAGGTAAGGATTATCTGTTATCTGAAATGGAAAACAGATACAGTGTCAGTTCTGATCCTGCTTTAGCTGGTATATACAGATCAGGATTATCTGTTTATTCTGAGGCTGTAAAAGAACAAGATGATTTATATGATCTTAATACAAGAAAAGATTTAACAGATAAATCTAATAACGGTACACTTATTTGGGCAGACATAGAAAAAGCTGCTGAAGACCCTAAGGTAAAAATAACGCCCAATAAACTTATACAATTGTATAATAAAGGGCAAGAAAATCTTAAAGTAAAGAAACAAATGGACATGGCTTCAATTGCCTTGGCAGAAGGCCGGTCTGTTGATGCTGTTGGCCTGAGTGAGAAAGATCTACAGGAAGTATTTACTAACAGAATACAGGGATTAAGTAGCAATATTGAAGACCCTGAGAAGTTAGGATCAGCTATTGCTATGAATTTTGCAAACGTAGACGATACTCCTGAAGAGCTTACAAAAGAAATAAATACTTTTTCAGATGCAATGTTATTTGATAAAGATAAACCTTCTAAGCTTATGCTTGATACTTATAAAATGTTTAGAGGTATTGACAAAAGTAAGAATTATTCAAGAGCGCAATTTGATAGATTATTCAAAGGTAATGCTGAAGCATTGAGAACTTATAATACTATCAAACAGTATACAGGTGCAATGCAGGGTAATTATGATGAAAGAATTACTGCTGCTTTGACTAAGGTAGAGCAGATAAGAGAAGGCAAAGACAGGATTCATCCTAAAGTAATACAGTCAAAACTTGAAGAAGCCGAGACAGGATTCTCAGATTTCTTAGGAGACAAAGATCATTTCTGGTGGTTTAATAATACCGATTCTGAAATTATGCGCAGCTTTTATAAACCTATGTACTTGAAGTTTGTAGAACAGGAAATGCGAGCAGGGTATTCATTAGAAACTGCACAGGAAACAGCGCTATCTCTTACTAATAATATGTTTAGTTATGAGTTTGGACAGATCCAATATACTGAAGGTGTTCCTATTTCAAAACGTACAGGATTCAAGAATACAGATGAACTTGATACAGCTTTTGAAACTGTTGTATCAGAAGACTTACAGGTTAAAGAGCAATTGATTGAGGCTTTTGGGCCTGATTATGACGTAAATGATCATAGTATCTATTATGATAATGATACAAATGTTATACATATAGGCGGTGAAGAGGGTTTAGGTGTAAGTATAAATACAGAAACTCTTAAAGGTAAGTACTTAAAAATTCTTGATTCCAAAGCAGATGAAATAAAAGAAGAGAGAAAAGAACATGCAAGTGCATTACAGCATAGACAAGCTGCCGATGAAGTAAGTAAGAATAATCAGATAGCTCATATACTGCTTGATGCAGAAAGAGGAACTACTGGTGATGCCTTGTTTGGATATCAAAAACACAATTCAGCTAAAGTAAGATCAATACTTAATGATTTGCCTGGTAATTTTAAAGGATTAACTTTTAAACAATATGACTCATTATCAACTTCTGATAAAAAAGAATTCAGAAAAGTATTTTTAGATGCTTTGTCAGATAATCAGTATATACCTGGAGTAAGTACACCGTTCTGGAAGAAGTTATTTATAGATGGTGATAAAGTAATTCCTTATGATTCTTTGGTCAATAAGCTATTTGATAAGAAGAAAGAATACAGTACAGGATTACAATTATCTGGTATAGGTGGTGTAGCAGAAAGACCAAAACCTGATGCTGATTCTGTTAGTTGGGTAAATATTACACAACAGACTGATCTTGAAAAAGGATTAATGGAAGTAGAGAATGGTATTAATCAAGGATTAAAGGATGATAAATTTTACCCTTATGGATCTTTAGAAGGTGGAACAGATACTATTGGCTATGGTCATAAACTTACAAAAGAAGAACAAGAATCTGGTAAATACTCTGATGGTATTACTGTAGCTCAGGCAAAAGATTTGCTTAATAAAGATATAGACAAAGCAGAAAACAGACTAAAGAGTAGTTGGCCTGGTTATGAAGCCTTGCCTGATAAGTATAAAGATATATTAATTTCTATTTCTTTTAACGTAGGGAATGTTGATCCCAAATCCTGGCCCAAACTTAAAGCAGCTATGGAAGAAGGCGATGATGAGAAAGTAAAAGAAGAAATGGCTACCTCTTATACAGTAGGGGATAAAAAGATACAATTATCAAGTAGACGTGATACATTAGCTGATCTATTATTATAAAGGATAAATATGTTTGAGTCACTGAAAACAAATACAGACTTATCTCCTGTTGATACAGATATAAAAGGATTAACAGAAGAGGAAGTCTTTGATCGTGGCGCACAAATGCAAGAGGCACCTGAACCAGAGGGCTCTTTGGTAACAGAAGGTTTAGGTTACTTTAGATTTGATACTCTTATAGGTGCTGTGGGTGAAAAAGTAATTGATCAATATGATGAAGAATATGATCCTGAATTTGACGTATTTACAGAATTAGAATCTCAAGGGATTCCAATGCAGGAATATGATAAGTCAGATCAGGATATATTAGCTGATGCAAGAAACAAACAGCATCTTGCTGAACTTCAGAATAAAGTAAATGATAGGCAAAAATACAGAGAGAATGCACAGCACCTTGGAGTAACAAGCAAACTTGCTGTTGACTTTGGTATGGAAGCATTTAATCTATTTAATTATATACCTATCATTGGTGTAGCCAAAAATATATCAAGAGTAAAGAAAGCTGCCACAGTAGGATTACAGGCAGGAGCACAAGCTGGCCTGGAAGAGGCTGCTCTGAGCAGAATTTATACTGACAGAGGAGTATCTGATATCGTAGGGGGTATTCTTATGGGCGGGGCCTTTGGCTCTGCTGCCGGGGCTTTGATCAAGCCGTCTCCTATGACTTCTGCTCAGGAAACTGTGGCAAAAGATTTATATAAAGCCGGAGAAAAAATTATCTCAGAGGGCACATTTGACAGAATAAAAGCCCCTGAAGGATCAGCAGGTGCTATGCGCCTTGATCCGTATGAAGAACTTACAGGCAAGGTACATGCTCAGTTCAGAGGGGATGAAGCAGATCCCACAGTAATGGAAGCTTTTAATAAAATGGTAGATGGAAAGCTTCCAAAAATGAAAGGTAAACTAAGACCTGATGCAATAGTTGGTATGGGAGAGTCCCTGCAAAGATCAGATAATCCTTTGGCAAGATACATAGGATCAAAGGTTATTGAGCATGGAGAAGGCACAGGTGGAAAAGTAACAGCAGAACATTCAGCAGATTTGTTATCAGATATTTATTTTCATAACCTTGGTGTAAAGTATAGTCAGGATTACATAAATAATTCTGGTATGTTTAAAGCCGATATAAAAAAGAAAGGTTTAAATGTATCTTTTGATGATGCTGTTTATAAAGAAATAAATGCTCAGGAGCTTGGGTTAGATTCTGCAATAGAGAAACTTGAGAATCCCGAGCCCTGGCAGATAGCTGTAAGAGATCATGCTTATAGAATAGGACAATATAATAAACGTTTATATGACCTTGGAAAGAAAGCAGGAGTTACAGAATTTCAGCAAATAAAGTCTAATGAGTTTTACTTAGTAAGACAGTATGATGCAAAGAAAATGGTTAATCTTTCTAATGCTTATGGCAAAGAAAATGTTATAAGACTTATTCAGAAAGCAATATTAACAAGTGATCATTTTGAAACTAAGTTTAATAAAGTACCAGAAGGAAAAGAAGTACCTGATATAGAAGAGACTGCCTTAAATATGGCTAAGGCTGTATTTAATAGAATGTCAAACAGAAGTATTCATACAGGTGCTGATGCTAATATACTTCAGACAAGTGACAAAAGACTTTTGCGTGATGCTTTAGATGATGCAAATATACCTAAAGAACAAAGAGATCATATTAACTACATACTTGATACAGCAGGTAAAGATAGATTTAGTAATCCTAATAAATCAAGAATAAGTATGAATATGACAGCAGAACATTCTGGTATGACTATGATGGATCTGCTTGATACTGATCTCGCTAAAGGTTATGTAGGTCATATAAGAAAGTGGGCAGGCAGAGCAGCTTTGGCAGAAAAAGGTTTTAATGATCGTGGAGTGTTTGAAAACGCATTAGACAGTATGAAGCAAGTTGGTAAATCTAAAGGTCTTATTAAACAAACACAGAAAGATTATGATAGATTAAATGCTTCTTGGGATTTAATTCAAGGAGTACCTATTGATAAAGATATTGATTCTGCTTCAAAGAAAGGTATGAGAGCCTTAAGAAAACTTGCAGCTGTAAGTAAACTTGGTAAACTAACTTTTGCACAGGTAACAGAAACAGGTAGAGCAGTAGCAGCGGTTGGTATATTAAGAACATTAGAAGGTATACCTGCATTTAAAGGAGTAATAAGAAATGCTAAAACAGGTAAACTGTCTGATAGTTTCTTAAATGATATAGAGGCTGCTGGTTACGGGCGTATTGGTGATGAGTACATGCTTACCCATAAAGACTTCAGAGTAGAAGAATTACATGAAGGTGCTTTTCCAGGTGAAAGAGTACTCGATGATATGAATTATAAGTTAGGAAAATATACAGGTTTCTATGCTGTACAGACAATGCAGAAAAGACTATTTGCAAGACAGTACGGTATGAAACTCTGGAAAGAAATAACTACTGATAAATTATCAGAGGTAGTCAGAAATGATTTAGGCATAACCAAACGTCAACAGAAACTTATAAAAGATAATATGAATAAACATGCAGAGTTAAAATCTGGTTTATTCAGAGGTCAAAATGTTGCTAATCTTAACGTAAGGGATTGGCAATCGGAAGCAAGAGGTGTATTTATTGCTGCATTACATAAAAAGAGTTCTAATGCAATACAGAAATTACACGTTGGAGACTTGCCTAGATGGGCACATAAATCATGGGGCCAGTTTTTGGCTCAATTCAGAACATTTGGACTTGCTTCTGGTGGTAAACATGGAGTACATGATTATAGGATGGCTAAATCTGGTAACCTGGAAGGAGTTAATGCTTTCTTATTTAATGCTATGCTCGCTTCTCTTGTATATATTGCTAAAACAGAAGTAGATTCTTTTGGATTAGATCCAAGTAAACGTAAGAAATTCCTTAAAAATCGTTTAAGTACAAAAAGGATTGTAAAGAATGCAGGTAACTATTTAAGTCAATTAGGTCTTGCTTTTGATACAAGTCAATTCTTACTTGGTTCATTAGCCCCTCAAGTACTTGGTGATGATATTACTTATTCAAGAACAGGAATTGTGGGTGCTGCAGAAAGTGTACCTAGCTTTTCTTATTTAGATGATGCATTCAAAGCAGTAAGCAGTGGAACAAGGGCAGTTACTTCAGATTATGATTTTACAAATACTGATTTAAAGGCTGCCTGGAGTATAATACCTTTTAATAATATTATAGGTATGACAAACTTAAGAGATAAAATTGGAGATAAATACTTTGAGTAGGAGGAAGTATGGCATATAGTTATTTAGAAGTTGAGTATGTAGATCAAACTTCTTTTAATTTGCCTTTTGAATATATAAGTCGCTCTGATGTTCATTTGCTTATAAATGATACATTGGTATCAGATGATGATATAACATGGATAAGTGATTATGTTGTATTTACTGAAGCAGAATTGACAGAAGGTGATATTCTATTATTTTATAGAGATACAGAAAAAGATTCTGCAGTGGTCGATTATGCATCAGGAAATATATTAACGGCAGCAGACCTTGATTTAAGTAATATGCAGTCTATATATAATGTACAAGAAGTCTTAGATAGATTGGATTTCAATTTAGCAGAAAAAGCTGATAAAGTACATGATCATGATGACTTATACTACACAGAATCAGAAGTAGATAATCTTCTAACAGCCGCAGTGGTTCAAGCGCATCCAGATACATCTTCTGTTGAATCTGTAGATAATTCAGGTACAGAAGTTATACAGGATTTAACTTTTGATATTTATGGGCATGTAACAGAAGTAGAAAGTAAAACATTAGATCTAACTGATTTTGATATAACAGCGTCAAATTCAGAATTGAATACTGTAGCTGACGGA